TGATCGGCGGCCCGGCGGCCGTGTCGGACCTTTACACGTTCGTGCCCATCCCGACGCATTACCCGCACTACGTCGGCATCCTGCGGGAGAAATGGGCGCTGCGTCAGACCATTCACGCCTGCGCGGAAAGCATCGACGAATGCTTTGCGCACGGCAGCGAGCAGAGCGATGAGGATGTGACCGCCGTGGTGGGCCGTGCCGAGGGCCGCGTGTTTGGCTGCGTCCAGGCCTTGCAGGCCTCCGGCGAGTATTCCACCGGCCCCGTGCTCGCTGCCCGCGGCGTGAGCGAGTGGGTGGACCGCACCGAGCAGACCATTGCCAATCGCGGCAAGATCATGGGGCTCGAAACCGGCATCTTGGAACTCGATCAAACCGTGCATGGCCTCGATGATGCGCAGGGCGAGATTGTCGTCATTGCCGGCCGTCCCGGCCAGGGCAAGACTGCGATGGCCACCACGCTGATTCACAATCTCGCCGTCGAGCGCAACGTGCCCGGACTCGTGTTCAGCGCGGAAATGAGCAGCGTGCAGCTTTACGACCGCATCATTCTTGGCGGTGCCAGCATCGACACCAGCAAGGCCATCACCGGCATGTTCTCGCGAGCCGATCAGGATGCCATGACCGTCAAGGTGCGGCAGGTGCAGCGGGCTCCTTTGCTCATTTCCGACGGTTCCGCCATCTCCACGGCCGACATTCGCAGCCAGGTGCAGGTCGCCAAACGCCAGCACGGCATCCGCTGGATCGTCGTTGATCACCTGCACCTCATCAAAGCCGTCAGCAAGCGCGGCATGAAGGACGAGCGCGAGGCTCTCGTCGAGGTGATGGAGACGCTGCAATTTGTGAAGAAGTTCTACAAGCTCACCGTGCTCCTCATGGTGCAGCTCAACCGCGAGACGGATCGCAACGCAGGCAAGCCGCCCGTGCTCGCTGATCTGAGCGGCAGCGCCGCCATCGAGTGGTATGCGGACCACGTCTGGATGCTGCATCGCGATCCCTATTTCTTTGGCTGGCACACGCTGAGCGAAGAGAAGAAGAAAGGCTGGGCCGATGCCGTCGAGCCGCGTCGCGAGCGCAACCCGCAATGCTGGAGCAGCGGCGGCAAATACGGCGAAGAAGACGGCGGCTGGCCGCGCGAGGACTACGAGCAAGACGCCAAAATCTACGTCCGCAAGAATCGCCGCGGCCCCACACCCGAGCTGCATGTGCGCTTCGAGGACTGGCGCACCTGGTTCAGCAGCCGCATGCCCAAACTCAACAGCACCGACTGGCGCGACTGGCAATTCGGCAGCTACGCCGTGCCCAAGAAAGAGCCCAAAATGAAGAAGGTCGGCCAAGTGCGCAGCAGCCTCCACGACGATTTCCCCGACGATTGATTCACCCGTAACCCAAACACCACACCAATATGGCAACATCATTCAAATCTTATCGCAAAGAATCCCGCAGTGATTGGGGGAGTTCTCAAGAGGGAGCTCTCGATCTTGGGCAGCTTAAACTGGGCGCTTTGCTTCGCATCGCAGATGGCGTCGAAACCATGGCCCGAACCATCACGTCACTGATTGATCAAAACGTGCGGCTGAAGCAGCAAAACGACACGCTCATTCGCTCGCAACGAAGTCTGCGCGGCATCAACCGTCGTCTGAAAAGCGCATTGAAATAAGGTTTTTAACCCCAAACACCACACCGACATGAACCTCCTCATTCAAAAAGGCAATCTCACCCGCGATCCTGAGACGCGATACACTCCCAAAGGCACGCCCATCACCCAGTTCGGCATTGCTGTGAACCGTCGCTGGAAGGGCGAAGATGGACAGGTCAAAGAAGAAGTCACCTTTACTGACTGGCAAGCCTGGGGCAAGACCGGCGAAACCATTGCCCGATTCTTCAAGAAAGGCGAGCCGATCATTTGCGAAGGTCGCCTGGCGCAAGAGGAATGGGAAGACAAGCAGACCGGTGAGAAGCGACGCAAGTCACTCGGCAAGCTCGAAACCTTCCACTTCTGCGGCTCCAAAGCAGCCGAAAGCGGCGGCCAGCGCACCGCCCGCCCCGCCGGAGGCTCGCCCGTGACCAGCGGCAGCGATGCGCCTTTGGCTGACGGCATGGCGGACGATGACATCCCGTTTTGAACTGTGAAGGGAAATGCACACGAACAGTTGAATTAACCCAGCTTTCATTCTGAGTTAACATGACAAACCCGGACACTCAGCTCGTCATTGAGGCCCTGCATGCAGGGCAGGAGGCGCATCCGGTCATTGAGCCGTTGGCGCTCGATGAGTTGCTGGTGCTTGGCGAGGAAGGCGCGGCGGAGGCGGTGGCGGCGCGGGCGGATGCGATCAGCGAGATGGCGGAGCAACCGCTGGATCATGGGTGGGTGCCGCAGGATTGGTGGCTGTTCTTGCTGGAGCTGTGCCGGAAGCGGCTGGAGCATCCAGGGCGCGTGCTGGAGGTGCTCGTCAGCGGCGGGATTCGTGCTGGCAAAACGCATGTGGCGGCCTCGCTGGCGGTGCAACATTGGAAGCATGCGCAGAAAGCCACGGTGTTCTGCATGTCTAGGCGCGAGGAGGACTCGCAGAACCTTCAGCAAAAGCCCATCGAGTCCTTCCTGCCGCCCGAGGCGCTTGGCGGTGCGGCGGGCAAGATCAAGCAGGATAAGCACCAGAAAGCCAAGTTCAGCGGCGGCAAGTTCACGGATAACCAGTTCAGCCGCTACCTCATCGTCACCGGGGCCAATGGCGAGCGCTACACCGGCGGTGGCATGGTGCAGTTTCGTTTCTTCACGCAAGAGCTGGAGAGCTTCCGAGGCTACGCGCTCACCTTTGTGTGGTCCGATGAAGGCATTCCCGTTGATCACGTCAAGGCGCTGAAAGATCGTCTCGCGTCGCGAGCCATCGAAACGCAGCGCGATGAGCACCGCAAGCATATGCTGGCGCTGCAAAGCTACCTCGTGCCGCTCGCGGACGGCGTGCCCGGTGCCAAGCGGCCGCATGGCGAGCTGCTCGGGGCGCTCATGCACGGCGTGCATCTCATCACCTACACGCCCGAGGAAGGCTTCACGCCGACGGTGCGCTACTTCATGCAGGGCGCGGTGAAGCCCGACAAGTTTAAGGTCATCGCCCCCGAGCTGGCGGCAAAGGGAGGCTGCAAAGATTCGCGAGTGCCAAAGATCGCGTATCCGCTGGAGCCGACGCGCCTCGTTTGCTACCTGCACACCGCCGCGAACAAATACGTCAACGTCTATCCCCAGCTCTCGAAAGACTATGCTGGAGCCGACGAGAAAACCATCCGCATCAAGCTCTACGGCGACGCCGAGGCCGCGAGTCGCAGCGAGTTCGAGGCCGTGTGGAAGCCGGAGCAGCACCTGTGCGATTGGAAGGATCTGTCGCGTGATGGCACGCTCTACGAGATCATTGACGGCGCGGAGGCCAAGCCCTTCTTCATCGGCTGGTTCATCGTCGATCCGATGGGTCGCTTCCAGCAGGCGCAGGAATGGCCTTGCGAAAGCATTCCGATTGACGACATGATGCCCGGCCCGTGGGCCGTGATGAGCGAAAAGGACCGCATGAACGGCGACGAAGGCCCGGCGCAGAAATTGCGACTCGGTTGGAACTTCGAGCAATATGCCGAGCTGGTGTGGCAGATGCGGCATCGTTTGTTGAACAAGATGAAGGAAACCGGCGGCGAGTGGCAGGGTCGCGTCGTGCAACATCATGTCAAAGGCGGCGAAACCATCCTCTGTGCCGAGCCCTTTGAGACTTACGGCGATCCGCGCTGGAGCCAGTGGAGAAGCGGTGCCACCGGCGCGACGATCCAGCAGGAGTTCTACGATTTGCCCAATGGCTTTACCATCCTCGTTCCCGAGGGTGTGCGCGTGCAAGAAGGCCTCGCCCTTGTGCGCGATGCCTTTGCCACCACGATCCTGATGCAGCCCAAAGCCCGCGTGAACCGCGAATGCACCAACACCATCTTCGGCCTGCAAAACTTCACCATCCCCGACTACGCCGAGCAGACCAAACGCCGAGACGAAGCCTGCAAAGACCCCGTGGACGTGTGGCGCTACTTCTGCCTGGCAGGGCCGGAGCATGTGCCGCCTGCGGGGTTTGAGGTCGTCAGGGGCGGGAGTTATTGAGACAATCAGACCACCAAACAAACAGCACTACCTATGAAACCAACAGTTGAAATTGTTACTGCAACAAAACAACTCATCAAAGAGCTTCGCGCCCTTGATACCCACAACCGAAACAAGAAGAAAACGCATGTGGACTATTTGCGCAAAGAGATACGAGAAGGTAGGTGGACGCTCACCAATCAAGGCGTTGGCGTCAGTGCCTCAAATTATATTGTTGATGGTGGGCACCGTTTGATGGCAATTGAATTGGAAGGGTGCCCGCCCGTGCAATTCATTCTGGCTCGCGGACTGCCAGACTATTCGCAGAAATACGTCGATCAGCATGCCAAGCGTAGTATGGCCGATACGCTAACCCTGTTCTTTGACTCAACTATTTCCAATCAAGTGATTGGTGCTTTGAACACCATTTTGCGCGTTAAAAATGGATGGAATATCGGCAAGTTTTCCCCTGATATTTTAATTGCTGAATTTGAAGAAAATGAATCGTCGATCAAGCATTTGCTATCAGTGGAGAAATCCAAATCACTATCGGCGGCAACTTTGGCTGCTTTAATTATGACGCATCATCAAACACAAGATGAGCGTGTGCTGCAATTCGCGCAGCAAGTCACTTGTGGAGAAATGCTCCAAACGGGTGATCCAGCGTTAACGCTTAGGAACTGGCTGGCGGCAAACACGCGAGGTGGAGGTGCGCAGCAAAATGAGCGTTATCTTAAAACCAGATCAGCGCTTGAGGCATTTCTCGAAGGTCGGCGCTTAACGAAACTGTATGCGCGCTCCATGTAACAACCCTTCATCACACCATGACCACCACCCCAAAACCCACCGCACCCGCCAAACCGGCGAGCAAGCCCGCGTTGAAAACCTTGATCACCTGGGCGGAGGTGATGGCGCATGCGCGGCGGGCTCGGATTGGCGAGCACACGGCGCGGAAGATCATCTGCCGGCAGGACAGCCCGGCCAGAATCCTCTTGCCATCCATGGGCAATTACCGCTATGATGAGGCCGTTGTGCTGCGGGAGTTTGGGCTGCTTTGATCCATTCCTGCCCGCACGGCCATGCTCACTTCCGACCTCGAAACCGGCGAAACCTACGTCGTCGCCTCCGATGAAACGCTCGATCCCGCCTGGGTGATCGACGAGATGACGCTTTCGCTCACCGATCTGGGGCCGTGGATTCAGGACATGCAGGACCATGAGCGCACCGCGCTGGCCGTTTGGGCCGGGCAGACGCAGGATGGTCGCAAGCATGCCGCAAACTACGGCAAGAAGGTGTTTCCCTTCGAGGGCTCCGCCGATTCCCGCGTGCATCTGGCTGGCGAGGCCATCGACCAGCTCACGATGCTGGAAATGTTGGCCATCGAAAGCGCCAAGGTGCAGGTCATCGCCATGGAGGCCAGCGATGCAGCCGCGTCCAAGAAGGTGGAGACGCTGATGAAATACGAAACGCGGCAGCGCCTGCGTGCCGAGCTGTGGCGCGAGCGCAATTTCGCCCGGCAGATCAAGCACACTTGGGGCCATGCCGTGATGCACGTCGGATGGGAGCAGCGCATGGGCACGGCGCAGGCCACGCTCAGCGTCGAGGATCTGGTGCAAGATCACACGCAGACCAAACTCGCCGAGGCTCGTCTGCAAGCCGCCGAGGCGGGCATGCAGCCCATCGACGCCGATGGCGAACTGCTCACACCCGAGCAGCAGCTTGCCATCGCCGATGCTGCCGAGGCCGAGCTCAACGATTTGCTGCGGGCCGATGATGTCGCGCCCATCGTGGCGATGATTCGCCGCCGTTACCCGCTGCTTTCGCCCGTGCGGGCTCGACGTGTGGCGCGTGAACTGCGCACCGAGGACAGCGTGACGTTCACCGCGCCGTATCGCAAACCCGGCAAGCCCTGTGTCCGCGCCTACCTGCCCGGCATCGACGTGTTTTATCCGCACTGGTGCGGCCAAGTGGACCGCGCCCCGTGGGTGGCGCACGTCGAGCAATACACCGAACCCGAGATCAAGGCCAAGGCCAAGACCGACGGCTGGAACGAGGAAGCCATTGACGCCTTGCTGGACATGGGGCCAAAGCCCGTGGTCGATACCTCCGCCGTGCTGAACACCACCGCCGCCAGTGTCGAGCGCATCCTGAACGAGCCTGCCCGCGACACCTTCACCGCCCGCTATCGCAACCGCGAGCAGACTTGGTATGAAGTGCTGCGCATCACCGTGCAGACCGTCGATGAGGAAGGCTATCCCGCCGTGCAGGAGCTGATCCTGCATCCGTCACTCGTCGGCAAAGATCGCCGCAAAGCGGACAAGGAACTCGTGTTTGTGAACCGCTTGCTGGATTACTACTTCGACGGTGGCTGCTACGTCGATCTGCGCCGCGAATACAAGGCACGTCCGCTGTTTGAGAGCCGCGGCGTGCCGGAGATGGTCGGCACGCACCAATACCTGCTCAAGAGCACGCGCGATGCCAGCATGGACCGCACGAGCTTTGCCACCATGCCCATCGTCAAGGTCACCGGTCGCCGTGCCGGCAGTGGTGCCCGCTGGGACTACGAGCCCGGCACAAAGCTGCCCGTCGAGTCCGGTGGCGATGCCGACTACATGCGCCCGCCTCCTTTGGATCAAGGCACCATCCTCGATGCCAACGAGATCCGCAAGGACGTGGCCAATCTGCTCGGCCTGCATCACCGCGAGATCGACGTGGCCAAGGTGCAGATGCACCAGCAATGGCTTGTCGCCGGGGCACTCATGGAGGAACGCGAGATCCTGCGCCGCATCCTTGCGCTCGACCAGCAGTTCATGGACCCGCTCTATGTCAGCCGCGTGCTTGGCAATGGACCGCAGCCTTTCCAGGTCACCCGCGAGGAGATCGCGGGCAGCTTTGATTTCGTGCTCGAGTTCGACGTGAAGAGCCTCGACATGGAGTATCTGCAAAAGCGCTGGAGCGCTTTGAAGGACGCCTTCAGCATCCCCGGTGTCGCCGGGCAGGTGCCCACGGTGCCCGTCGTGTCGTGGCTGCTCAACAACATCGACCCCGGCTTGGCCGATCTCGTCACCGGCAGCCTCAGCGAGCGCAATGCCGCCGAGGCTGAAGAGGAGAAAGCCGCCATCGCCATGCTGCTCACCGGCGTCGAGCCCACTGTCACCGAGAGCATGGATGCCGCCACCCGTTTGCAGGTGGATCAAGAGCAGATGCAGAAGAACCCTGCCGTGGCACAGGCCTATGCCGCCGGTGGTATGTTCACCGAGATGCTGAACCGCCGCATGGCCGCCTTCCAGTTCGCCATCCAGCAGCGCACGGAGAATGCGCAGGTCGGGCGCACAGGGTTCAAGCCGGTGGTGGAGTGAACGATGAGGTGAGCCACGGCGCAAACAATCAATAACCATGGAAGCACAAAATACCTCCAACCAACCAACGGGTCGCCGTTGGCTCCGCCGCCTTGTTGTCTGGCTGTTCGGACACGACGAGTATTACAACGGAGAGCACATTGCTCACGAGCCATCGCTGTGGCAGCGACTTAGACGCCGTCGCTCGTCAAGGCCGTCTATCGGAATGATTACTGTGCTCTACGTTTTAGAGAAGCCAGACAACACATAAGGTCATGGACACGGCACCCTCAACGCTAGACTTCGCCCTGGACGCGCCCGCCGTGTTCCATGCACCGTCTTGTTCGCCTTTGCGGGTGCTGGTGGCGTGCGAATACAGCGGAGCCGTGAGGGATGCCTTCCGCGCCTTGGGACATGATGCCATGTCTTGCGACCTGCTGCCGACCGATGCCGATGGACCGCACTACTGCGGCGACGTGCGCGACCTGCTGGACTATCCGTGGGACATCATGATCGCGCACCCGCCATGCACTCACTTGAGCGTGAGCGGCGCGAAGCACTTCGAGGCGAAGCGGATGGACGGGAGACAGCAAAGCGCCGTGAGCTTCTTCATGATGCTGGCCCGCGCACCAATCCCGAAAATCGCCATCGAAAACCCGGTCTGCATCATGTCGAGCATGTGGCGGAAACCCGACCAGGTAATTCAGCCGTGGCAGTTCGGTCATGGGGAGACAAAGGCAACGTGCCTCTGGCTCAAGGGTCTGCCGAAGCTGCAACCCACAAACATCGTGGAAGGCCGCGAACAGAGAATCTTCAAGATGCCGCCGAGTGCCGACCGATGGAAGGAACGCTCGAAAACATTCGCAGGAATCGCCGCTGCGATGGCCCACCAATGGGGCGGATTCCGTCAGGCGAACGCTGATTATCCAGAACCCCATTCCGGTGATTGAACCCAGAACCCGAAAATCTCATGTCCCGCCCAGCCAAACGCCTGCTCATTGAAACCTGCATGGAGGCCGGTCCTTTGACCGAAGGCCAGATTGCGGATGCACTCGAAGCCACGCATGACACGCGGGAGATGCGGGCCGTGATGAGCTTGCTGGAGTGCTTCATCGCCGAAGCGCATGCCGAGATGACCGTGCGCAATCAAGAGTCACGCATCCGCGATGAGGCCAGCGGCGCGGCGCGATACCTGAAGGACTTGCGAGCGGACATCATCCGGCTCACGGCACGGAAGAAGCCGGAGGCCAAAGCGGAAAATTGAGCCGCACATCACCTCAGATCGCCTCACATTGCGGCAGATCGTGTCAGATTCGGAGCGCGTGAGATTGTCGTCAGGCAAGCGGTGTGATGCAGTGGCGGCGTGCGCAGGGCGCACGTCTTATGTTCATCTCATCTCATGCGGTTCCAAACGCACCGGCTGCCAGATCGGCGGCGGGTGATGTCGCCTCCGCAGGCGGCACGGGCTCGAACGCACCCGTAGAAGCTGGCGTTCAGGGCGGTCCTGACGGATCTCCGTTGTCCCTTTTTGAGTCACTGGCCGGCCACACGGTTGCCGAGCAGTTGGCCGCGATGGGTGAGGCGGACGGAGTCAAGACAGAGCCGGTGAAGGCGAAGGCCAAAAGCCAGCCGACACAAGCCGCCGCGAAACCGAAGTCTCCACCTGTCACCTCGACAGCCGACGATGACGACGACGCGGGCACCGATGACGCCGATGAGTCCAACAACACGGACGGGGCCAATCAGGAGCGCGATGCGATCCTGCCCGACGATGAGGATGATTCCGCCGAGGTGACCGCCGAGGACGATTCTGATGCTGACGACTCCAACGACGATGCGGACGACGGGGAAGCAGGCGACCAAAACGACGCTCCCGAGGACACGAAGGAAGCCGCCGCCAAGCTCAAGGCACTGGAGAAGGACAATTTCAAGACGCGGGCCAAAAACCGCGAACTGCGTGAGCAGCTTGAGAAAATCCAAGCCCGTGTGCAGGAGCTGGAAAGCCAAAGCACGACAGCAGGCACGCCGCTCCATGGCATGCCGGAAGGATTCGAGGCCGTGAAAACGGAGAAGGATCTGACCCAGCTCGAAACGCAATGGCAGGCAGCCAAAGAGTGGGCCGAGGATCACGAGCAGGAAGGCTACACCGGCAAAGACGCGCAAGGCAACGAGGTCGAATACACCCCGCAGCAAGTGCGCTCCTACCGCCGCCAGATGGAGAAGGCACTGAAGCAGGCCGATAAAGCCCGCAGCGTGCTGAAGGACCGCCTGGCCAAGGAAGCTGATGCCAAGGCCATCGCCAGCAAGAAGTATCCCTTCGTGCTCGATGCCACCAGCAGCCGCCATGCCCTCGTGAAAGAGATCGAGTCCGAGCATCCCGAGATCAGCCTGAGCCCGCAGCGTGCCCTTCTTCTGGGTCGCCTCGCCGTGGCGAAGCTGCTCGAAAGCGGTGCCTACGAACTCGTGAAGAAAGGCAGCAGCAAACCCGCCGCCGCCAGCGTCGCCAAGAAAGTCGCCCCGCCTGCTCCCCCGCCGCCTGCTCGCCGCCAGGTATCCCGATCGGACCAGCCCGCTCCCTTTGCCAATCTCGCCATGAGCCTCGCGCAAAGCACGGTCGCCAGTCTGAAGGATGCCGCCTGACCTGTGAGGCCCGGACCTTTCGCGGAAAACCTGAACCTCAAACTTCACCTTTTCCAAGATCATGCCCGCCACCTTTGAACGCACCCAAGTGGGACGCCGCGAAGACCTCGCTGACGCCATCTACAACATCGACGCGAAGGACTATCCTTTGCTCTCCTCCATCCCGAAAGGGAAAGCCGCCGTCAAGACCCGCTTTGACTGGCAGGCCGACAGCTACGCCACCCCGAGCACCGACGGCGTTGTCGATGGTGCCGACGTGAGCACCTACGAAGACGCCGCCGAAAATCGCGGCCTGCTTTCCAACTACGTCCAGAAGGTGCGCCGCACTCCGATGGTCACGGAGATGGCGCAGGACGTTTCCGACGTGGCCGGCCTCGCCTCCGAAATGGCTGGCGCCATCGCCAAGAAGACCATCGAGTGCAAGCGCGACGTCGAAGCCACCCT